CGTGGGATAATCAACTTTCAAATAGTATTGTTGATTATCAGCATCAATAGTTTCATAACCAAAGACCTCAATGGCAGACATTTCAAATCCACCATCATCATATAAATTTTCAAGAATATTTAATTCTTTAACTCCACAGGCACCAATCCAGTCTGTGAAGTGAACCTGATACTTTTCTTGAAAGATTCCAGTCTTTCCAGCAAAAACTTTTTTAGAAACAGCATTACCAATATAAAAGACATCAGACTTTTCTATTAGATCATATTCATCTGACATGTCCTCAGGAAGAATATGATGCTGTATGTAGGGAATACCAATGCCTTTGTAATAGTATTTCTCTCCTTTACATACTCTACCATCAACAAATTGAATCGTATCATCTATGTGAATAGACTGTACAATGTCTCCGTTTTTATCGTAGATAGGTATATTCATATGGGAGATACAAGGATCGAACTTGTGACAATCTCGGTGTAAACGAGGTGCTCTACCGCTGAGCTAATCTCCCTGGAGCGGATGACGGGAATCGAACCCGTGACTTCTGCTTGGAAGGCAGAGGTTTTACCTCTAAACTACATCCGCTGGAGCCCCCAGTCGGATTTGAACCAACGACCTACGCTTTACAAAAGCGTTGCTCTACCACTGAGCTATAAGGGCATACATCACACTTATCCGAATGCTTGCTGTGGGGCACTCAACCCAACATTCTGACAGTTTGTAATGGAGTAAGACACAATTTCCGTTGTGAATATCCCAAGGGGGTTTATCCCATTGCTGGCACCTTGGTTGGAACGTCTCAAGTTCCTGACTCCCCCACCTGGGCTCGAACCAGGGACAGGGTGATTAACAGTCACCTGCTCTACCAACTGAGCTATAGAGGATTGTTTGCCTTTTCTTCCTTTACAGTCTTGAAGTAAAGACTATAATATCTTTTCTTCATATTGTCAATGGTATTCATATCTTCTTCAAATCCCATATACTTGAGATGTTGGTATACACCTTCCATCTCTCCTATAAGGAGAAGGAGATTGGTGGAAGTTCGTGGTCTCCCACCAAACTTCCAATGATCATAATTAATGCCCATAAAAGAAAAAAGGACACGAGACAGGTAGGGATCGAACCTACGACCGACTGCTTAGAAGGCAGTTGCTCTATCCGCTGAGCTACTGTCCCAAGGTAATTAGTCTAGCAGTCTTGTTGTTGCTGGTCAAGACTCAGGATATCGATATCCTCTTCTTTTGGTTCAATCCACTCTTTGAATTCTTCAAACAATGCGATCTTATCACCCGCATCTTCAACGTCTTCAATTTGATCAAGAGACCAGTCTCTAATAGAGTCAATAATCTCCACCGTTGTCATATCCTTCATAATAATCTTTTCTGAAGTATCTGCTGAGGATGTTACTATTGTAGTATGCAGGTCCTCCTGTGTCAAGGGATTCTGTAAGGACTCCGTGGATGAAGAGTTGTCTTGTTTCTTCAAAGTTTGTTTTGCCAGCTGTTTTATGTAAGCTGAGGATAGTTCTACTAAAATTCTGTCGCCCCAGGCGCTCAATGTCTTCTTTAAGTTCTGGACAAGACCCATAATACTTTTTCCAATCAGATTCTTTCTTTACTCTCCGTTTCTTTCCTGGAGGTTTTCGATGAGACCAAAAATACTTTCTCCCAATGTACTGTCTACCGTTGGTGAGATTGGTAATGTTATAAACAAAACCATAGTTGTCCCCAACATCATCGCTATTAAAGGGATGTTCCAAGTAGATCCATGGGTTTTCATAGTCACATTCGATACTCATCCAAAATGTCCAATACCTTATTCAGGTATTTATCTGCCAATTCCTTGTACTGTGGATAAGCATCTTCGGAATAAAGTTCATTCTTTAATTTTAGAACTCTGCAGTTCATTTCATCTTTGGTCAGTGTATTCCTTGGCATTTCATAAGCCTCATACGCATTATATTCACCAAAGAGGAAAGCATCGGATCGTGCTGCCTCTTGGTATGCTTCTATGGACACACCTAACTCAGAGTTTGAATCCTGAGAAGGTATCTTTTTTGACATCTTGCTTGATTCCGCCGACGACATAGGACTCTACCTCTGTTTCTTGTGGAGCAACCTGAAGACCCTTAGAGGAGATCCAGTGCTGTGTCCATGGAAGGGGATTGTTTGCCGCAGCAATATCATATTGCGGTTTCATCCCAATGGCTTTTAGGCGACGATTGGCAATCCATTCAACATATTGTTGCAAAAGTTTATCATTCAGACCAATCATGCTTCCATCCTTGAACAAATAGTCTGCCCACTTCTTCTCTTCGTTGACAGCACGATCAAACATGGCATAAGTCCACTCTTCCTCTTCCTTCATGATCTGCTTCATTTCAGGATCATCACCAGACTTCCACTTGTTCAAAATGTTCTGGGTGATGGCAAGGTGTTGATTCTCGTCTCTTGCAATAAGGGAGATGATCTTAGCGGATCCCTCCATAAGCTTGAGTTCGCCAAATGCAAAAGAGCAAGCAAAACTGACATAAAAGCGAATGCCTTCCAATACGTTGACATTTGCAACTGCACGATAGAGTTTACGCTTTACCTCTTTACGATCAAACTTACCAGAAATGTGTCCCTCGTTTGCGAGTTCCCACATGGTGCCATTGTCATATTGATGAGCAGACTGAAGGAAGTCATCATAAGACTCTGTGACGCTTGCAGCACGCTCTAGGATGCGATCATCGGTGACGATCTTATCAAAGACCTCTGTGGGGTCACTATAGACATTCTTGATGATGTATGTGTAAGAACGACTGTGGATCATCTCCATGAATCCCCAGACCTCCATACATGCTTCTAACTCAGGTAGACTGCAGTAAGGTATAAAAGCCATCCCAGGACCACGCCCTTGAATGGAGTCAAGCATAATCTGATACTTGAGGTTAGAGGTATAGATATGCTTTTGTTCTGGGCGAAGCGTGTGATAATCCCCACGGTCTTTTTGCAGTGAAACTTCTTCAGGTCTCCAGAAGTATCCAAGTTGTTGAGTTGTCAGTTTATCAAAAACTGGATACTTATAGGAATCGTATCTCTGGATTCCCAGAGGTTTACCGAAAAACATCGGTTGCTTTTTAGTATTAACTTGTTCTGTGTTGAAGACGGTCATTCCTTTTACATCTGCCATCTTCGTTGTGTCCTCTACTGAAGAAACTTTAAACTGCACAGGATTCACACTCTCCCTCCTCGGCTTGTTCTAATTCGTCTAAAAGATTTTCTAACTCGGTATTTGATTTTTCTTCAATCACCTCATCACTCTTCATATCATGGGTGTTTTGATAGTAACTGGTTTTCCAACCGTACTTATATGTAGTCAAAAAGTCTTGTGCCATGACGGACACTGGGACTTCATTGTTATCATAGTTCTCTGGATTGTAACTCCAGTTGCCTGAAATTGCTTGATCAAAGAACTTTTGCATCACAGCAACGACGTTGATGTAACCTCTGTTATCTTCCATATCCCACAGAAGAGTATAGTTATTCTTCAGAGATGAATAAGATGGAACAACCTGCTTAAGAGGCCCTTTCTTGGACTTTTTAATGGACAGGTAGTCTCTAGGTGGTTCGATTCCGTTTGTGGCATTTGACACAACGGAACTGCTCTCCGAAGGCATCTGTGCGGACAGAGTGCTGTGTCGGAGACCGTGCTCCAGGATAGACTGTCTAAGACTCTCCCAATCATGCACTAACTCCTGATTAGAAATTTCATCTACGTCCTTCTTGTATGTATCGATCGGAAGAATTCCATCGGCATACTTAGTGCGACCAAAGTATTCGCAGTATCCCTTTTCCTTGGCAAGTTGATTTGATGCTTTCAGCAGATAGAACTGGAAAGATTCTGCCAATCCATGCACTGCATCCCATGCTTCTTGGCTGTTATAGTTGTAACCAAGTTTTGCCAAATAGTGAGCGAGACCAATAAACCCAACACCAAGAGATCGACGTGCCTTAGTGGCGATTTCTGCGGCAGCCACGGGATACTTCTGATAGTCAATCAGTTCCTCAAGTCCACGGACAGAAAGGTCGCAAAGTTCTTCTAGTTCAGAATCAGATTTTACTTTACCAACATTGATGGCAGAGAGAATACACAGAGCAATTTCACCATGCTCATCATCAATATGTTGAATAGGATATGTGGGAAGAGTGATCTCTTGACATAAGTTGCTCATCTCAACTTTGTCTTTGAAAGAAGAGTGAGAGTTGCAGTGATCAATGTTCATGATGTAGAGACGGCCAGTCTCTGCACGTTCCTTGAGAAGATCAAGGATCAGTTTCTGTGCCCCGATAGTCTTTCTTGGAATAGACTCATCTCGTTCAAAACCCACATATAAATCATCGAACCTATCAGTACCAAAAGCGTCATAGAGACCTGGTACGTCATGCGGTGAGAAGAGGCTAATCTCTGCATCCGCAATGAAACGTTCGTAGAAAAGTTTTGAAATCTGGATGCTGTAGTCAAGTTTCCTTACCCGATTGTCTTCTGTTCCCTTATTGTTTTTCAGGACGATGATGTCTTCGATTTCTTGGTGCCAGATTGGGAAGTGGACAGTCGCTGAGCCACCTCGTATTCCATTTTGTGTACAACACCGGACAGTCGATTCAAACTTTTTAAGGAATGGTACAACACCTGTGTG